AGTATCAATACGACCGGTAGCAGAGTAACGCTGTAGCTCATTTAGTACACGTCGCCAGTCAGGAAAGAACTTCTTAATAACCTCTACAACAGCCTTGCTATCATACTCTATCCCTTCTCTATCGAGTATACCACATACACGCTTATAGAACTGCTTAGCCATCTCTGGCTTATCGTCCTTCTCGATCTTAAATTCTACGACAGATCATCTACTGTGCAAAGGATCAATAATGCGGTTGCGGAAATTAGCGGTAAGGATAAACCCACAATTCCTCGAGTATTCTTCCATAAAGTTGCGAAGAGCAGGTTGAGTACTGTTAGGATTAAGATAGTCAGCTTCATCCAGGATAACATATTTACGACCTCCAGAAAAGGAAATAGTGGATGCGAACTCTCGTATCTCATTACGAAGAGTGTCAATGTTACCACTCATAGAACCATTGACTATAGTATAATCACAACCAAGCTGATCGAGCATGGCACGTGCAATAGTTGTTTTACCAACGCCTGCACGGCCAGTCAACAGTAGGTTAGGAATATTGCCTTGATCGACAAATTGTTGAAAGGTCTTTTTGAGACCATCCGGAAGGATAGTGTCGGCCACGGTCCTGGGTCTATACTTCTCGACCCAAAGGAAATCATCACGAATCATTTAATCACCCAGTAAAAGTAGAATTATCTTCACAAGCTACCCAGTATTCTACATCAGAACCTTTAAAATGGCAAATGCCACCTGGAGATATTTTTAGCTTGTACTCTTCATTCATAATTTTAAGACTCTCAGCTTTAACAATCATCTTGAAAGTCTTGATAGTTTCACCAACAGTAATTGCAAAGCTGTTACTGAGGGTACTATCATTTGGGTTCTTTGGTTTTGTATCTAATGCTTCAATGCTGAATTTACCATCTTTACCAACAAAGGCAATATCAGGTAATTGTAGTACACCAACAGCTTTCATTAACGACTGCAGTGATGATGAAGGTAATAACTTCTCAACACTATCAAGCGGTAGGTCAGCCATTTTCTTTGGAGGTTGAACAATCATATCCGGTAAACAATAAACATAATCTAGTTTAGATTTACCACTGGTGATTGTAATGAACTTATCATTGATTTCTAAATCTGGATCATCGAATAAGGATAACACACCTAGGAACTTTGACAGATCCCATATCGCAAACTGCTGCGATATGGTTTCTGCGATGGTAGCATTAGCTACCATTGTTTTCATAGGGGATATTGTCTTTAACTCATTACCAGGTGTGAAGATCAAAGAAGGATTAATCTGAGCAAAGCTCTTCAAAATCTGAATTGTTCTTGCACTTAGTTTCATAATATAGATCCCTTAGGTTACTTCTTCTTTTTATGTTTCAATTGATTAGAGTCTGCAGTTGCCGATGCTCCGATTGAAGCTAGGTCAGCAAGTGAACCACCAAACACATAACTACCTACGTGCTGTAACTGCATCCATGGACAGAAGAATACCTTGCCACCCATCTTCTGTACGTTGTAGCAGAACATATAGTCCTCAGACAAGTAACGCTTTGACTCTGGATCGATAATACAATCGAAGTAAGCCATGATCTCACGAGTACCATCAAAGTGCTCAGTACGTACGTGATCTGGTTTGTACCACTGGTGTGGAAATGCTTTTTGATAATCCTCAAATGTCTTACGACGAATCATCATGAAGCCTGTACCAATCTCTAATACTTCGATTGGTTGGTTGAGAGGGATCTCACGTTGTGTTGTCTTAGGATTGAACACATAGTCACCAACATACTTCTCCAAGTTGTTTGGATTATCATCTGCCATACCCTTGTCAACAGCTTGCTTGATCTTTTCCCAAGAGATACACTTTTTAGGATACGGACCACCGATAACATCATATGGGCTCTCATCATCTTGCATTGCAAGCATAGCGATAACATCTTGTGGATTAAAACCAATGTCACTATCAATAAACATCAAGTGAGTTGCACCTGAACGCATGAACTCATCAACGCAATAGTTACGAGCACGTGTGATTAATGACTCATTGAATAGAAAGAACAATTGGAGTGGAATACCGTGCTTAGTACACACAGCAGATAAGTCAGCAACTGATCTAGTAAACATACCAGCACACTGACCACCGTACATAGGAACAGCTAAGAACAGCTTACGTTTCTGTAGCTCTTCAATACTGACCTGTAATTTAAAACCTTCAGCCATTATAAAACTCCTTATTTGTATTTTTTGTCATGCTCACTACCTAAACCGTATGAGCCATTATATCCAGAAAGTGCTTCTGCTTTAAAAAGTAAGAACTGCGCAATACGAGTCCCCTTCTTAATTCTTACTGGACCACCAGTTACATGCAATGCACCTGCCATTACACCATGATAGCCCGAATCATATAAACCAGATGTAATGAATACACCATTACGGTTTAATGTAGAACGAGTAATGACCCAACCAGCTTCATCAGGTCCTATTCGAACTATGTTCTCCATTACTACTTCATATGTACCCTCTGGAAGAATATACCAGCCATCGGATGTTGGTGTTTCTTCTACAGTACCTCTATGAGTCTTATTTTCATTATCAACAATAAACTCATTATGCTTCATACGATAGACTTTATCAAGTCTAAGATCTATTGCATTTGGTTGAGAGTCCCCAGGCTGAACATTGGTCAGCGTTGAGTGACTATTGGTTCCTAGTATATGAATCATGTCTTTCTACCTCGTCATATGCGTCTTTTAAAGTGTTATGTGTATGTAACGTACCAAAGGATCCTCTTGTAGTGTAGGTCTCCTCACTAATATTCAACATTCCTACTGGATTACTCTTTAGTATAATACCGCTCTTCTTCTTTAATATCTCATCTAGCGCATCTTCAGACGGGACATAATTATGTTCAGCACTGGCTTTATCAACAGCATACATCATAAGTACGATGTAGTGGATAGCTTTCAATAGATCCTTTCTATTCTTACCACCCTTTTTGCCATAACGGCAGAGATACTTAATAGCTGTATCTCTTGCTGTTGTTTCAAGACTATCAAGTGATTCCCATATATCAACTACTTGAATGTCTTTAGCAACATAGTGCTCACCGTAAGTACCATCCAGATACTTTTGGATATCTGATAGATACTTGTCTTCATTATATTTGTAATCAGGCATGATCGTCCTCATTTAAGTACATTGAAATATAATTGTTGATTATACTCTTGTTAATCACAGCAGTCAACACATTTCCTCTGTTCTCATAGCTAAAATCAACCTCTTCTTCATACTTTCCATTCAATAGGCCAGTAGGGGAACGATCAAAGTGAGCACCAGCGTGGAGTCCTAACCAGATAGCAGCACTACTATCCCATGTATCAATGTACTTTCTAAAAGGAGTCATTAAACGAATCTCACCGGGACCATCTAACATGCCTAGCATATGGATCTTCTGCCCATTCGATTTCATTATATCTAGTGTACCAGCAGTATGTAATTCTTGCATAAACATGAATCGACTAACAAAACGTTGTAGCTTATTGTTCTTCTCTACTCCGTAAGCATTAGGTATAGCAAGAATAGACATACCAATATAATCCACAAGGTCTGATTGGGCAGCCCAGTCAAAGCACTCATGAAGGTCATCTATATCTCCAATCTTTGATTGTGGGCAAAAGAATGTACCAAAGCCTTTATCCCTCAACTGAGGAGCTAACTCTTTAGCCGCATTGATAGTTTTTGTTGAGAATTCGTTAGGGTAGTCTGACATCACAACATAATCAGCTTTGACCTTCTCAGCCATACCAATTAACTTGTTAATATCATACATTGGTTTCTTCTGCTTATACATTTCAAAAGCAGAGTTATCAAGAATGATTGTACTACCTTGTTCTTTTTCTTTAAGATAGAAATCAACATACTGGGGACTGGACTCAACCAGATGAGCTAATAGTAAATGAGTCTTGGCTCCTTTTACTATTTCCAGATGTGGGATAGGGGCTATGTGACAGAAATCAGTCATTATTTAGAATCACCTTTCATTTTATAATGGTCATGGTCATGGACTAATCTACATCCATTTTCATTATCTTCGCTAACATCAATTACTAGATCGCGATCAGGGTAGGTATGTGTTAGATATATTAACAGCTCTCTTGCAATCATTTCACATGACATATTATTGAGTTGAAGAGTACCTGTATTATATAGTCCTTCCAGCTCTCTCTTCAACATAATAAATTCTACATCACGATCATCATGGAATACTTCCATCTCTACACGAAAGTGAAATATATGGCGATGTGGATGACCTAGGAACGATACTGATTCTAACTTAGGATCAGTTGCAGCTGCTGGATAGCAGTGTATCCCTTCTTTCTGAAATGTTACCCATATACTAGTTTTGGTCATTATCCAATCTTTCTTTTGTTAATAAAGTCAATTTTGTGACGAGTAGTAATCTCAAAAAGGCCAACTTTAAGGTGACCATTCTTACGTAACCACTCAACCATTTGATCTCTACCATACCATGCAACCCAACCAGTGTCAACACAAACATGACATATGCGATCACTAGTTTTAGATGGATGTCGTAACCAACCTTCAGGTGATGTCTCTACCCAAAATGTACCATACTTATTCATGTTGGATTTGACATCTATTGAATATGCTCTACGCCAGTCCGGATGTTTGATAGTTAGATCAATACCATGCTTCTGACTCTGGAAATCAGACTCACAATCGAGTACCTGATATCCCCAACCTGCAAATGCTTCAATTACCATAAGCTCTGCTTCACGTGCTTTACTTGCTTCAGGACCGTAAGCTTCTACTAACGATGGTGTCCATTTTTTAGTAATGCGCTCCATACTCACCCTCTGATGTTTGCGTACCATATAATCTCCATAATAAAAACCCGCTGTTGGTTAGACAGCGGGTGATCTCACTTAGTTGTGATTAGGCATGACGTGTGAAAGCTTGGTTACCACCAATAGCATATGCAAGTGCAACCATACGACGTGAAGGAGTGCCAAGACGATATGCTGTCTTACCATTCTTTGTCTTGTTCGTATAGATCGAGTGACCTTCTGCACGCAACTCAGATACACGAGCTGCAAGGTTAGTTACTTGGAACAAGCCAGCTGCCTGCGCTGGAGTAATTTCTTTACCAGACTTAAAAAAGCCCATTAGTTTCTGATGCTGTGTCATTGTTTACTACTCCTATTTCATGTTAAAAAGATTATTTAATTACAGGGTCACCGTCTCTCAAAACAAGATTTGCCGCTAAGAAGTCGAGACGTTTAGAAGATGTAGTCGACTCTACTTCCTCAATGAACTGCTGGATTTTATCCCTGTGTTGAAACTGCCCCAGTAAGAGTAGCATTGCACTCCTCTTAGCTCCAACACTTTCTGCAGCCCAAACTTCTTTAGCAAATACTGACAAATCTTTCATAGAAGCCCATTCTATATTAGTTAATTAATAAAATCAACACTTCATTGACTGAAGCTTAATATTGTCAAAGAACTCTTGCTTAACACTATTGTTATGGAACAAACCATGTACAGCAGATGTCTGTGTCATAGACGAGTGAGCCATTACACCACGATTGTCCATACAACCATGTGTTGCTTCAATATACACTGCAACGTTCTCTGTATCAGTGGCAGTCATGATCTCTCGTGCAATCTGATTAACCAACTCTTCTTGCAACTGACCACGACGTGCACACCATTGAGCAATACGAACATACTTTGAAAGACCAATCACACGTCCTGTAGGAATGATACCAATATAGCAAACGCCTTTGACAGGCTGATGGTGGTGTGAGCACATAGAACGAATCTCAGCACGTACTACAAGCATACCTTCAAAGCGTCCTTCACCCTCATTAGGAAAGGATGTTACATCTGGTCTAGGCTCATACCGACCAGACATCAACTCATACACATACATCTTAGCAAGACGTTTGGCTGTGTCATGTGAGTTTGGATCATTATCTGTATCAATAACAAGTGACTCTAATACCTTTTGGAACTTCCATTTAACTTCTTCTACCAATACAGGTAGCTCATAATCGTGAACATACTTTGAGATATTATCACTTGCTTTGAATGATGCGTTATCAGCTTTGATACGCTGTTTAATTATTTCTGATACGTGCATAGTAGGACTGACTCCATTGTCAATCATCTTGTTCTCCAACCGTTGCGGCTCCAATGGGGTAGATAACATTTTGCGTACTGTACCTTTCTTTTAGTTCTTTAGGGATAGCTCGATCTTTATTAAAATAAAAGTCAAGCAGTTTTTGATTGATCATCGAAGGTACATTGTTGTACAACGGATCAAGTTTGAATCGAAGATTACTAGGCCATTTTCCTGAGAGTTTAAATTCTAAGAAAACATACCTATGCTTCTTATTGACTGGATCAAAATCAACATAATTATACTGCTGCGATATAATTTTGATCTTGTTCTCATTGCTTTGCTGTATCATGATATAACGACCTCGTCAGTTAAACTTGCTATACATCTTACTATGCTTTGTAAAATATATCAACATACTGGAGCGGGATATCAGAATCGAACTGATGACGAAAGATTGGAAATCTCTAGTTTTACCATTAAACTAATCCCGCATTGAATGGTCCGACCGGAGAGATTTGAACTCCCGTTATACACTTTAGAAGAGTGCTGCATTTCCACTATGCTACGGTCGGGTATTGTATTCTACTGCTGTGTATTACTTAATTTTTCTTAATTATAACACCCATTCACAATTATATACTGCCATCTTCTAAAACATATTACTAATGTCCTCAAAAGATAATTCATGTTTGTCCTTTTCAAATTCCAAAGAAAACATATATCTCATACTATCAAAGTTTATAACAGTGTGGGGTACTTGGGTATTAAATAGATATAGCTTCTTTGGTAAATATACCAGCTCATCTATTTCTATTTGATCATTATTGACCCAACGCTTTGAGAAAAGACAGTGACTATGATTATTTACGCTACTCAACAGCATATTAACAGAGACTCCACGAACATCATCCTGGTGCCATTTATAACACCTGTTTGGTGGCATGCGTAATACAACTATATTAGTTATACTAAATTTTGAGTTAATGTAGGATAATACCGGTTCGACTTGTATAAGATCTAGAGGTAGGGAGGCAGTGTCAAAACCAAAGTAATCACTATAATCCAGACCTGTGGGATTAATAGAGTAGATGTATTCTGACTCTCCTATAACTTTATATGGTTGGATCATAATATCCTCTGTATTTGTTAGTGCATACTACTTGTATACTTGTGGAATAAACTGCTTGCTACCTTCATCTGCTGTGTACTTAATAGGTATGCTATTCAAGTTAAATTGCACACTGACAGCATCATTATCATCAACCTGTACAGAGAATTCTTGAATCTCGTGAAAGTGATTGTATACTGCCAATAACTTTTCAATTTGTTGTCTTGTTAGAGTAATTGTGTTCATAATATTATGTGGATTGACTATCACCAGGAATAACTCTGTAGTTGTCCTCTACGCTATCAGCAGTACTAACTTCTACAACTGTACCAGGTTCAATACAAATAAGTCTATGGGGAACTTTAGCATAATTATGCCACGTATCTCCAACCTCTAAAGTACAGAACTTAGTTGATCCATCTGATAGTTCAATCCAGTCTACCTGGAACCTACCACTCTGAACATACCATTGTTCATCTTTATGCTGATGATAATGCATTGAAGTCTTTGCGGCAGGTCTATCAAAGTTTAAAAACTTGCAACAGTACTGATCGGTTGATGCCCATATAAACTCATGTCCCCATCCCTTATCTACTCTACCCATTAACTGTGTCATGCTTCAGCACACTCCTCTTCTTCTTCGTAATAGTCGCCTGGATCTGTATCAATAATAACATCACCAAACACAATCAAACCATCTTCGTATCGTACTTCGAAGTCTCTAGCAAACTCAACTTCGTTGATGTATGTATTATCTTCACCCTTATCCCACATCTCTACAGGAATACATGCAATGCAACCAGCATCCACACCATACTTGAACCCACTACCATCACGATACAATCCGTCACCGTACTTAGTACTGAATACAGCAAAGAACTTACCTGATTGCTTATCAGGCATAATACCACCACGATCAACAGTCTTGTACATAAAGTAATCTGTTTCTGACAGCAATCTATCATACGTAGCATAACTAAGCACGTAGCAGGGGTCTGCAATCACATACTTACCGGCAGCTAATTTCATATTATATCCTTTATCAAGTCAACAAAGATATTATACCTAATACAGCTAATTAGGTCAACAGTCAATTACCACTCATCAGTCCAGTGTCTTATGCCGGAGCTTTTGTAGAATTCCCGCTTCCACTGCTCGTGGTCAAACATACTACTATCACCATTATGTAGCAGCGTGT